TTTTCTTTCGTCTCTTTGATGGCATCCCCAAGGAGGCGCTGCTTCTGCGCAAGGAGTTCGGTGTTGGTGGGATCCAGCTTCAAGAGCTTCTCCACATCCTTCAGCTGGGACTGGGTGTTCTTGATCTCCTTATTGACGCCGGATAGGGCAGACGAGAGCTTTGTGGTATCGCCGCCGATTTCTACAGTTATACCGGCAATCCTACTCGCCACGACTCATCACCTGCCTTTCCGCCGTTTTCTAGGCAAAAGAAATGGCCGTGAGGGTGAGCCTCACAGCCTGTTGTTTTAACTATGATTTTGTTTTTAACTTTTGAAAAGTTAAAATGTGTTGTTGAGTTAACCTATTTGGATTAACGCCAATTGCGGCGATAATTTCATAATGAAAACACGATACTCCTAAAAGTGATGACTGATTAGTCAAATAAGCAAAATAACGGGCAAAAAGAAAGACCATGTGATTTTATACACACAGTCTCTCATACCGTTTTCAGTTATCTGCTATACACACGCAGCAGTTCATCAGGAATATCCTCTTGTTTTCTCCCTACAACGCCAAGTTGCTTCAAGTCAACTTGTTCTTCACGCATTGCCTCGATAAACTTTGTCATGTCCTGCCACACGGTTTCCGGTGTGGTGATCCGTTGTTCAGGGGTTATCAGGTCGGTCAAACGAAATACATCATTTCGATGCTTTTTGACATTCTTACTGTCAACCGGTGCTCCATTGCGCTTTCTTTCGGACAGGTCAAGCCATGCTTTCGCCTTGAATGGAATCAAGTATTCGGGTCCCAAAACCGTTACACCATCCACTTGAATACCGCCCGACCGAAGAAAGGTATAGTAGTCATCATCCAACAAAATAGCTGACAAACTCGAAATGTCCTCATCAATAGGCAACGGCGTAAGTACGGCATCATCGGGCAAGTCAATGGTGCCAACTCTTCTGGAAAAAAGTTCAATCATTGCCGGATATGCCTCAGACTTTGGCTGACTGAACCGATAGAACTGCGCTGCCCCCGTGCTTTTATTGCAGTGCTGGTACCCCGCTTCCAGAATATAACTCCAGAAATGCCGCCCGAAATCTGCGGTCATTGCTTCCAGAATCAACACAAGATCGATATCCTTTGTAGCGCGGAAATTCATGTTTTCCTCTGCCATCAGAATATCGCATGCCGTGCCGCCGATAATTGTATAGTGTGCTTCGTACCCTTGAAACCATTCCTTGAAACTTTCAAATCCCCTAACCATTTGTGTTCCTCCAAAAATCATTCATCATTTCTTCGACGGCTTCTTCTACTCTTTCATCCCCATCATCTACATAACACATCGCTAACGACAAAGTATCTACGCACCCATCATTCGACAAACCCCTGGGATTGTACTTCCATATCTGCAATGCGACCTGTTCGTTTTCATCCACTAGGGTGTTTTGTATGTGGTGTTTCCATTCGTCCATATTTTCTGCGGCAAAGCAAGTAACTCTCGGAGGATTCAACATGGTTCGTTTCGCCAAAGCACTATCTCCGGCAAGAAGCAAGGCATCATTCACCATTTCCTTTGGAAGATAGGTCACTTTCTTGACAGGGCTAACCAGATAAGGCTGCGCTTTCTCAAATAGTTCTTTTCGCCCATATTCGGTCGTAATGACTTTCATTACCCCGGTTTTGTGCGTCTGAATTAAGCCGATTTGCTCAAGCTGTCTCACTGCCCGTGTCATCGTCATTGCGGATACCCCAAGGGCCTCCACCGCCATGTTGGAATACATTTCTTTCCGGCAGCTGTATATGAAATAAAACAACAGCATCTGGGCCGATGGGAGCAGTTTCTCCACCGATTCCGTTTCTGCATCGCATCTCTGGGTCAAAACAGTTCCCATAAACGGAAGGTAGCACTGCTTATTCTCTACAATAAACGGAATACCGCCGGAAATCAATCCTTCACGCTGCCTTGCTGCGATTTGAGTCAGCATGAGTACCACGGGGATTTTGTCAAAACTCTGTAGTTTTTGAATGTGCTTTTTGATGGTACTTACTTGATCCAGTTCTGTTTTAGGATACAAGAGGAATACCCTTTGCTTGTCGAAATAAGCATTTTTCACAGAATATCTCGACAGCATATAGTTCGGCAGGGGGTATTTCGGTGTACGGTCATCATTTTTTACATTTATGCGAAGCGCATTCATTAAAAGGTCCATTTCGCACCTCCTTTTAACTCTTAATTGTATTATAACTCTTTTTAAGTTATAATGCAATAGGAGGTTAAAACAAAGTTGTTAACTTTTCCATCGTCATTAAAAGATGCATCAAAATCGGACCGTGTCGGCAGCATGGCCTTCCAGGGTCTTCGACAGTTTTGTGGTATCGCCGCCGATTTCAACCGTGATCCCCTGGATTCTTGAAGCCATAGATGGACACCTCCGTTTCCGGGCTCAAAAGCCCTCATGTAGCAGGAAGGGATTACGATTATCAAAGATTTTAACTTTTTGTGAATTTTGTACGATTTGCTTGATAAAATCGTTCGATTCGTATATAATAAAATCAATAAGAACAGGAAGGAGGGAACCTTATGTCAATTACAGCTACTGAATTAAAGAACAATTTGAGCAAATACCTTCTACTTGCCAGCAGCGAGGATATTTATATTACCCGTAACGGAAAAGTAGTTGCCAAGCTATCGAATCCATATCAAGATCGGTTGGATGTTGCTGAATCCCTGTTCGGCAGTGTCCCCGCTACCATGACTTTAGAGGAAGCACATGAGGAAAGGCTTAACAAAATATGAGAGTAATCCTCGATACCTGTATTATCATGGATGCCATCCAGAACAGGGAGCCTTTTGCAGAAGACGCCAAAAACATTGTTCGCGCTGCTGCAAATAAATGGTTTACTGGATGCATAACAGCGAAATCATCCACAGATATTTATTATTTAACCCATCGTTGTACACACAGTGATAAAGAGACACGCGCCATCTTGACTAAGCTATTTATCTTGTTTGATGTTGTAGATACCGCTGGGATGGATGCACGAAAAGCCATCTCCTCTGAGGTTTCCGACTATGAGGACGCCGTTATGATTGAAACCGCTATACGCGAAGATGCTGACTGCATAGTGACAAGGAATGTAAAAGACTACTCAAAATCTCCGGTTCCAGTCTACGAACCTGCGGAATTTCTCCGTTTGCTCGAGGGAACCTTGGAATAACTGTACACAATGTTTCCCCGCCAAGCTACTACAGCAAGGCGGGGGTTTTTCTGGCCTTTGATTTTCCTCCGCAAATCCTCCGCTTTTGCAGATATTTTTCTAAAACGCGTCCATGTCGTGCTGCGATGCCAGCTGCTTATAGGGGTAGCTGTCATTCTGGCTTTCGATCATCATCTCTTCTACCATCCCAATCGTGAGCAGGTCAAGGTCCTGGATGCCAAGCCCCAGCTGGACACAGCGGAGCATGAACAGGGCCGTTGTCATTTCCCGCTCACTTTTGCGAGGTTTTTTCTTGCTTCCACCGTGGTCTGTACGTTCAGGCCCCACAGGTCAATGAGCTGGGGCAGGATCTGGTAGATGGAAAAGGTATTAAACTGATCCAGGAAGTCCTCCGGGTTATCCGGCACCTCCTCCGGGCTTGCATGGCGGGCCATGAGCCACGCCAGGTCCTCAAAGAGTTCCAGGCTGAACAGGTCCATGTTGGAAGCGTCCTCATCGTTATCCCCCACGCTCTTTTCCAGCATCCGGAGATCTTTATAAATATCACGCCCGAACTTGATCCGGTACAGCCTGGGAACAGCTGCGCTTGCCTTAAACTTGACCTGCTTGCCATCAATCTCAATCGTCTTAGTCACTGCCATTTTGATTTCCTCCATTTCATGTAAACGGGCAGGGTGCTGCCCCTGCCCAAATTCCGGTATCGGTTAACCCTGCGGGATTTCTTCCTCTTCCTCAGCGGCCGGTCCCACTGCGGCCTGCTGGGGCTCATACACCGCATCATACCAGGCGTTATAAACCTCTTCGCTGGTATTGGCGCTGGTCTTTGCCTTCACATAGCCGTTGGCAAGGGCGGTCGCCGACAGGGTCAGCGTTTCCGTCTGTACTTCCTTCTCGTCCTCCGCGGTCTGCCCTTCCATGGCCGGACGGCTTGCGCTGCAGCAGTAGAGCACATGGCGGATGGCTTTGGCGTCCCCGGAAAACTCAAAGAGCAGGGCGAAACGCTCGTAAGACACGGTGGCGTTCTCCGCCATCAC